TCTGCGGAAAGCTAAACCTAATCCATAAGGATCATCAACAGGATAACCTAAAACATTTAATTTTTTCTTTTTAATTTCTTTTTTCTTTTTCTTAACTATTTTTTTCTTTTTCATAATTTACCACACTCTCTTAATTGATCTGATATTCTTTGCATTTTTGCTCGTAAATCTTCTTCTTTATATTTTTTTCTATTATCATGTATCTCTTGTATTTCTTCTGTTGTTGTTAATCTTTTTCTAAATTTTCTCAAGTCAACCTTTTCATCTGTTCTGCTAGTCTGCTCGCCCTCGCTGGTGTGTGTTTTTTCGCCCATAAACTATCTTCCATTTGTAATCCAGCTTCAATATAATCTTTATTTCTAATGGCTTCAAACATTTTTACAAATTTAGCTGTTTTTGGTCTTCCAAGCTGAAAACACATATGAGCTATTATTTCAATAACTTCTTCATTTTCTATACCCTCACATAGTTTTTTAGCATCTTGAATTGCAATAGTAACATCATAATTAAATATTTTTTCTAAAACTTTACGATCATATTTTTTATCTTTTATAAAATGTTCATGAGGTTTAACTAAATGCCCATAACCAATCGTGGCAAATCCAAGATGGTCTTTATAGACAGTATCACGATATCCCTCTTCTTCTCTTAAATGTTCTTTTAATGTTTCTATATTCATATCAATCCCCTTTTATATCTTTTACCTTAACTGATTCTGCTTCCCAAGTAAGAACAGATTCATCTTCAATACACTTTTCTAAATAAACTGCCATATCTAAACATTCTTGTTGTGCTTCTTTTAACCATTCAATTTTAGATTTTTTAGCATCTTCCATAGTGTTACCAAACTTAATCATTCCTTGATTTGCTCGTAAAGCCATTTTATCCATTACTCTTTTGACAAGTTTATCTGGTGTTTTCATATTTCTCCTTTAGTTCTATCATACTTATAAAATTATGTCCTTGTATATGTCCATCAGCTAACAATAATTGACTGACACCATAACTCCATCCATTAGCATTATTTATAGCATAGTTTTCAATATGCCCAAAGTTCATTGCTGTACCTACATTCACAATTTTAACATAATTCCCTCTACCTAATTTACTTGCTCTCCATGATCTCTCTCTATGACTATGACCATAGACTATATCGTGTGTAGCAGAATTTGACACTTGACTTGCTTCTGCTAATTTACCCCCTATTTCTCTACCCATTTCATTGAGAGGAACATGAACAAAAGCAACTCCTTTAATAAAATAAAAATCGCCATATTCAGAAATTCCCCAACCTCTTATTCGCCATAAGTTTTCATATTGCTGTGAAAATGCACCAACAACTTCTTTGTGTTCGTTTTCATAACGATATAATCGTAGTTCGTGATTACCTAAACAGTAATGCTTATAACATTCATGATCGCCCATACCTTTATGTAATAATTCTAATGCCTCTTTTGTTATATTTATATCAGCTAATATATTTGGTTTTTTTTGTCCTTTGACAGTATGGTTTTTATCAAAAGTAGAACAAGAATCAAAACTACAAAAGTCGCCTATACAAACTATATAATCTGGTTTGTATTCATTAATTTGTTTTCCTATCCAATAAAATCTATCTAAATTTTCATCTGGTGCAACATGAGCATCAGGAATTACAAAAACTTTTGTGGGATTACTAAATGTTGTTGATTGTGCCGCTATTCTTACAATCGGTTTTTTATATTCTTCTATTATGACTTGAGGTTTTGTATCTTTGTATCTGTGCCACTCAATAGTCCAATGTGAACTACCTAATGCTAATTTTTCTATTTGATCTATTTTTCTTTGAAGTGTTGTTCGTGGAATATCTAAAATATCAGCAACTAATTTTTTAGCACCTGTTGGATTATTAATTCCCCCTTTGCCAATCGGTGGATATCCTTTATCCAATGCCTCATGAAGTTTTTCTTGGATAAGTTTTAACTCGTCCCATTCCTTATCTTCCATAGAGGATTATTATACTAATTTTTAAAATTATGCAAAACTAGGCATTTTCCATTACAGGTATTTGAAATATATCAGGATATTGTTTTAATAAATATCTTACAGTTTTTTTAATTTTTTTTGTGTAATTTTTATCTATTGCAAAAGTATGCAAACTATCAATTAATTCATCTAAATTTAATTCTTGTAATACTGTTTGTTTATTTCTTAATTCTCTATATTCTTTAAACTCTGTACCTCTATTAAGTAAGGTAATATAATCAGCAACACTACCACATTTTCTTTCATATTTTTTTAACATAATATTACTACCCAATGCTTTTATATGAGGTTTTGATTTATCAGTTTCTATTAAACCATAAAAATTATTACCCTCTAAAGCAAATCGTGATTCTCCCCAATTTGATTCTAGTATAGCTTGTGCAACTGAAACAATTACTATTGTTCTTGATTGTGGTGGTATTTTAGAATTAAACTCAATAGTGCATTCAGTTATTCCTAAAACAAATTCATCTTTATTTTTATATTCAAAATCCCATTGGTAATTAAAAGAACTACATAATAAAACTAATGTGGCACAAATTGTTTTAATCATGGTTTGCCTTGCCTGTTATATTTTTTCCAAGATTTTCTTTTATGTTTATTTTTAGGTTTGCTTCTTGTTGAACCTCCTATTGAAGTTCTTTTACGAACAGGTGTAAAATATTCTGTTCTTGTTTTAACTAAACCCACAATAAAAAGATAAAAAATACAATAACAAATATTGCTATACCTATTATGGTATAATCAAACCAATCAAATAACTTTTTAATCGCCATAAGAATAATTGTTAGTATTTGAATTATTTTCTAATAACTTAAATATTTGATCATGTTGTTTCATAATTTTTTTATCTGTTTTATTTGAATCTTTCATATCTTTTTTAATCTTTTTTAATTCAGTCATCACATATTCTAAATCTAATTTCATTTTAACTTGGTTTTCAATGACAGAAGTTTCATTTTCTTTTTCAAACTTATCATATAAAATATTTATTTTTGAATCCATTTTTGACACATACCAAATTAAACCTACTGCTTGGAGTAATACAGCAAATGCTAAAGCATAATTAAATCTCATATCTTTCATTGTTCTTTCCAAATAAATTCTTGTTTAATTGTTAAACCAAATGATTCTTTTTCTTGGTCTTTATCACTATCTGCTTTATCAACATTGCTCATAGTTGTATTAGTTGAAACTGTTGTCTTGTGAGGTTTCATTTTCATACCCTCATAAACTCCACAGCCATACATACTACTAGCCAATAACATTGCATAACCTAACATAATTAATCTTTTTTCCATTTCTCTTTACTCTTTAAAGTCCAATCTTCTAATGCTTTCTTTGATACCTTTTTATCTACTAAAACAGCACCCTCTGGTAATTCGCTATGGAGTGTAATAACTTTTCCATCTTTCAATTCAACTAAAGTTGGACCACAAAATGCATCTTTTTTATAACTTGTATTCTTTTTTTTTAACAACCTTACTTCTTTCATGCAAGAAGATAATGATTCCATAGGAATATATTTTGTCATTTGATGTTGTTCATCATTCATGTTCCCAAAAACAAACATAACTATAATACTAATGACTTCCATTTGCCCTCACTTTGTTTTTTAAATCTTCTATATCTTTAATCATTTTTTCTATGTCTTGTTGAGCCCTATTTATATTTACTGTATTTGACATCATACTCTCCATTTCTTTTTTCATACTCTCAACTTGTGTACTCATAAATTCAATCAACATATCTTGTTGAGCATCTGCTGGTAATGAACCCATTTCGCCACGAGGCCATTTAATTCTAAACTCTGTATTTTTTTCTACATCAGCAACCATTAACTTACCTTGTGTTTCAATATTATTTAATCTTTCAATAATGCCAAAATAAGCCCAAACTGCTAATGCTGTTCCACCAATTAACCCAATCAGATTTTTTATTGGTAAACCTATTTCTGTTTTATCGGAAATTGAAGGCATTTATGCCCCACATGAATCGCATTGATCATCACAGATACAATCATCACAGCCACATTCAGGACAAGGTTTTATCTTGCTGTACATGGTACTCCCTCTGATGATACAAATGGTTGTTCTGCAAATGCCATGTAAATATGAGTATCTGAATTATCATTTATTGTACTGTTATTTCCTCGTATTTTGAAACCATTTGAAAGAAAATCTATTCTAGCACCACTATCGTTAGAAACTTCTGCTCCATTAGTATTAGCCCTTAAAAAATCATCATTTGGATTATAACCTTGAACCTCTGATGTAATTATTATCCAATCTCTTGAAGAATCAGATGCATTTTTTATCATAAGCCAAGCTGGTTTAAATCCTGTGTAAACAAATGGGCCATCTGCATTACCATTACCTGTGTAGCTACCAAATTTACTGTAGCCTTGTATAGGGGCAAAAACATATGCTATCGTTGGCTTACCATCATCATTTACTCCACCAGACGCACCTACTGTAAAAACAGAAGATGTTGGAGTTGTATTATTCCATCTATTTGAATCATCTGCATCAGCACCTGTTGT